ATAATGGACAAGCTCTTTGTGCTTAAATTTGCACAAAGGGCTTGACTTTTTTTGTGATTACTTGTATAATAGTATAGTTGACACAAGGAGATGTACCCAAGTGGCTGAAGGGTCCGCACTCGAAATGCGGTAGTACGGCAAAACCGTAGCGAGAGTTCAAATCTCTCCATCTCCGCCAAACGAACAAAAACCACCGTAAATACGGTGGTTTTCTTTTGTATACACGATTTTTACACGATTGTGTTCAATATCTTCACCGCACGTTCTTCCTCTCGTGGGTAGAGGTGCGAGTAGGTGTTCCATGTCATTGATATGTTGGAGTGACCTAAACGTCTTGCTATCTCCTGAATGTTTATGCCCTCATTGGCGAGCAGGGAAGCGTGGCTGTGACGGAAGTCGTGAATACGGATACGTTTGACACCTGCCAAGTCTGCAAACTTCTTGTTGGTCTTTTCAAGGGACGTGTCACGGATAGGACGCTCACCACCGCAGATGTACATATCATCACTGAACTTTGGCACTGCTTTCTTACAGCGTTCGTAATGTTCTGACAGCACTGCTCTTAATGGCTCTGGTATCTGTATCGTCCGTATGCTTGGCTTGTTCTTTGGCGGTGTGATACGATCACCGCCTTTGAGCTTCTGAGCAATGCTCTTGGTGATAGATATGTAGCCGTCTTTTATATCCGTCCATTGCAGAGCGTATATCTCGCCTTTTCGCATACCCATGTAAAATGCTATGTTGAAAAATACATAGTAGTTCCATTCGTACATTGAGCCGCCGTCCTCTGCTTCCTGAGCATAATTCTTAGCTGCCGATATGTATTTCTTGAACTCGTCAGGCGTGTAGAAAAGCATTTCTTTCTTGGCTTCAAGGGGCGCTTTGAAGTTTCCTGCGGTGATAACGGGGTTTTTCGGAATGTATTCCATTTTCACAGCATAGTTCATCATTGCACGAAATTCGCCATAAATGTTCTTTCGAGTGACGATAGCCAATCCCTGCTCTGACAGCTCCTGCTTCCATTTCTGCACCATTGGTACGTTCAGATTATCTATCCTCACGCTTTCAAAGGTGGGCAGGACGTTCTTTTTCAGTATTCTTAGGGACTTGTCCAGTGATGTTTCACGGACCTCTGAACACTTGGCGGTGATGTACTCCGTGAATAGCTGTCCGATAGTCATTTTTGGAGCTATCTCTTTAGCATTGAGCTTTTGTGTAAGCTGGATTTCAAGCTGCTTAGCCGTCTCTGCACCGAACGCCACACGGTCTATCTGATGAGACTTTCCGAAACTGTCCGTATAATTGATACGCACACGATATTTTTGCAGACCGTCTTTTCTGATGTTCTTTCCGTTCTTGTCCGTCATTTTGTAGATCGGCATAAATATTCCTCCTATTCTTGACACTTCCTCTAAAGTGTGCTACAATAAAAGGGCAAAATTCGCCCTTTCTTAACGGGTTTGGGTGTGAATTTTAATCGAGCTGATACTGTCAATATCAGTTCACGTGTCCTCTGAGTGCTGTCAACGCTCGGAGGACTTTTTTTTATGATTTTATTCTGTATTTTCTTGGTGTACGAACAATGATAGTTATCATATCATTCTCGTTTTGCACTATATCAATTACTTTCGCTTTAGTTATTTTGGAAATTGCTTTCTTCTTTGCCTTTACATTCTCGATGTCATCTGCAAATTTTAATTTAAGGGTAAATGACAGTGTTTTGGTATCTGTATTTATATCTTCTATCCTTGAATAAATTCCACACTTTTCGAGATAAGCAACTAGCATTGTAGATGAGCTGGTCAAATAAGATCTGAATAAATTAAGCTTATCATCAAATGACTTTTCTGTTTTATCAACCATATGTGAAAGCGTATCTCTGTCCAACAGCTCTATATCATTCACCTGTGCAAGCTGTTTGGCAGGCTCGGTAAAATACTGATTTGTCATAACGGCACCTTTGTCACATTGGTAGTACGCAAGTCCGCCGACAACTTCTTGTATAGGGGTGTTGTCAAGTTTGTGATTGTATCGCTTGCATTGTATCGCATATCTGACCTTGTCTTTCTCTGCAATGACATCAACGCCAAAGTCACCGGAGCCTCTTGTCACCTTAACGTGTTTGTAGCCGTTGGCTTTCAGAATATCAGCACAGGCATATTCAAATTGGTGTCCGTCCATTTTATCAAGTTGTTTTAAAGTATACTTTCTGTGAAGCTTGCGGTAAATGGTGCAGACCATGCTTATGAATATGATAACGCCGATCACGATAGCAACTACCATAAGGTTATGTTTGGCTCGCTCGGATATGTGAGTTCTAATAAGGTCTATGATAAGAGCGATTATGCAGACAAATATCAGATAGCCGAATATAGTTGCAATGCAGCCTGGCTCTGATTTGCGTTTCTTTTTACCCATATACGTTTCTCCTAATTGATATTTGAAGTATCAGCAGGAAGTTATCCTCTTGGACTTAATCTGGAAGTTTTGCTATACCAATAACTCTGCCAATACAAACTATTTCGCCGTTTTCAGGAAGAATGTCTGGATAATCTGGATTATGTGAAATAAGGCGATTACTACCTTTTTCTTTTATGTAACCCGCACCATTCTGACGGAACAATCCAATTTCACCAACAGGAACATCAGAATCGGTGGCTATATATACAATACTGCCGTCACTAATCGTAGGCTCCATGCTGTGTCCATCAACTTCAACTGCAAAATCCGCTTCATGGGCTTCTGGGGTATCTATTACTTCAATTTCTCTCCATACATCTGAATTGCTCAAATCATATCCACAGCCTGCCGAAGCTTTATTCACGTTAAAGCGCTTGAATGTGATTGTTTTAGACTTGTTTCTATTTGTTTCTGTGCAACGTTTATACTCTATATCTAGTATACTTTCCACAGCCTTTTTACCATGTTCGTCAAGAGCATGGTATTTTTTTGTGATTTCTTTTATTACCATGTCTAGTAGCGAAGTAGGCATTGACTCCATTCCTAGATTTGCAGGTTTAAACTGAGTACATGATTCATCAGTGTAAACTGCATAAGTATTTCCTTTGTATGAATCAATAATCAGGTAAAAAGTGTGATCGTCTTCACAGTGAAATTCAATAGCTATTCCGTCACTTTTATAAGTGCCAAAGTCCACAGGTTTTATTCCTATAAAATGCGTACAGTCATAACCGCATACAGGACATTCGATAATATATTCATCATCCAACTCATGTGGTATAAAATTAAGTTTTAAGTCTTCACTTTTCAAGTAATATTCTGGAACATTTAGAAAATCTGCAATTTGAGAAATGTATTTCAGATATGATTGATTTTTACCTGATTTCCATTGTGAGAAAGTACTTTTATCTAAGCCTAAATAATCTGTAAGTTGTTTTTGCGTGATTTTTTTATAGTTCATCAAATCACAAATCTTGTCTATAATTGACATAATATCAACCTCGCTTTTGTATAAAATGACAAAGTTGAGAAAATATCAAACAAAACCATTGACAATTGAGAAAAAATCAACTATACTAATCTCAGTTGATACAAACTCAACAATAAAAGGTGACAGCGTTGATAGAGTCGGTGGTTTATAATATTTAAACTTTGTTTTCTATATAGTATCATATTTCATCAACTTTGTCAACCCAATTTTATTATGATTGTAGGAGGTGACAAATTATGTTTGATGATTTTAAGCAAAAAGTCAAAATGATTGCAAAATCAAAGTGCTTAACGTATGCTCAAATAGCTGAGAAATCAGGTGTAAAGGAAAGCACAATTAAAGCGTTTATGTGCGGCGCAACTGACAGCAGGCGTGTTGCTGAAAAAATAGCAGATGTTTTAGAAGTGAAAATTGTTTATTGCAATGGTGATTATAGTATCACCACTGAGAAAGGACAGATGACTAATGAATGAACTAATCAAAATCAGCTATGAAAATGCTGAACGCCCAACAGTATCGGGTAGGGAACTTCACAAGGCTTTGGAAGTAGAAACCAGATATAATGATTGGTTCAAAAGAATGTGTGAATACGGTTTTTCGGATAAAGAGGACTTTTACTCAATTTTGAGTAAAACATCAGAAGGCGGCAGACCGGGTACCGACCACCAACTTACAATTCCAATGGCAAAAGAGATCTGTATGTTGCAGAGAAGTGAAAAAGGGAAGCAGTTTCGTCAGTACTTCATAAGAGTTGAAGAAGCATGGAACAGTCCTGAAATGATTATGAAAAGGGCTTTGGAAATTGCTAATGAAAAGGTAAAAGCTCTGCAAGTAAGCGTTTCACAGCTTACTGTTGATAAACAGATAATGCAACCGAAAGCTGATTACTTTGATGAACTCGTGGACAGAAATCTGCTGACAGGAATCAGAGAAACAGCTAAGGAACTTAAAGTCAAGCAAAATACTTTTGTGAATTTCCTGCTTGATAAAAAGTATCTTTACAGAGATAAAAAGGGCAAGCTTATGCCATATGCAAAGCCTATGGAGAACGGCTTGTTTGAAGTCAAGGAGTTTTCTAATGAGAAAACAGGTTTTTCAAGCACGCAGGTGTTTATTACGCCTAAAGGAAAAGAAACGTTCAGGCTGTTATTGCTTTAATGTCACTTGCGGAGATGTTTGACTGTTCGGTTGACTATCTTCTCGGCAAGACAAGAAACCCAACGCCGTATCCTAAGGCGTGAGGAAACAAGTGATTAAAGAGGGGGTGAGGAGAATAAAAGTAATCTTTATGAATTGCATATTGTTTTTTACAGCAATATGTTGCATATTTCTTTATGCAAAAGTAAGCAAAAAATTTAGATTTTTTGAATTTATCATATTCGTTCAGCTATTGATCATCATTACTCTCTTTATAGAGATAATTTGCCTTTGCGGGTAATGGCAATTCTAATTCAGTACAAAGCTGGGAGTATTCTTCAAAAAGTTGATCCGTAAGTAATAAGAATGATTTTCCAAAATCAAAAGAAAGTGTGCGATCATAGCCGCACTTCTTCCAACCATAATAGGCAATTTGAAACGGCTTAACAAGTTCTTGAGAGCCATGCTCCATAAGGTCAACGTGCTTTTCAAAAAGCTTTAAAAATGTAGTTGCAGTTTCCGGAAGCATTTTAGTTACATCGCTTTCAGGGAAAACGTTTTGAACGTATAGTCTATAAAAGGGTATGTAGAAATCGCTAAGTTGTCTTGATTTAAAAAGTCGCTTATCCGATAACGAATTGAGTTTGTCATCATTCTTTTTATTGCTTAATTTGAGGGTCAATAATGAAGTTATTGTTGCTGTGATGATAGAGGTAATACTTGTAATGATAGCTGAGATTATGGTTTCGTGCATTAAAGAAAATCCTTTCTTATGTTTTTCTACATTATACCACAAGAAGTTAGATTTTTCAAGGAGGTACAAAAATGAAACTGTACAAGGTAACAATGACAGACCGGTATAATCGCAATTGGGTCTATACAGTATCCGCCGATAGCGAACGTGAGGCTTTATGGAAAGTAAAAGCGAACGCTATTAGTTCGGGTGAAACTGTCTCGATTATCGAGGAGGTGAGATAAATGAGGTCACCTGACATTGAAATGGCAGTGCGGCTGTACTATGAAAAGCCCGAAATAACCAATGCGGATATCAAGGAGCTGTTCAGCACAGGTGAAACGCAGACTATCAAGATCAAGAAAGCTGTTAAGGAAGAAATGGAAAAGCGTGGTGTGAAGTCATGGCTGCCACACTCGGTTAATACCGAGATAGCCTACGAGGTGTGGGGCATTGATATCGACAACTTCGAGAAAAGGCTTAAAAAACTCCGCACGCTTTACGGAAAGGACGTGAGAAAATGATAGCCGTGTTAGAGATAATCAGATGTGCCGCAGCGGTAGCGCTCTTGGTGGTGCTTGCAATGTATGTAGCGTACAGGTGGTATGTAAGCGTAAAAGAAAATGCCTACGAGGAAGCAGAGGAGAGCATTAAGCGTGCGGTGAGAGAAGCAGGCAGACCCGTGGTCAAGGTCGAAGTTGAAATGAAAGGAAAGTGGTAATGAACATTGTAGGAATACTGCTGATAACAATAGCTGTGCTTGCAGGCATAGATGTAGTGATGTATCTTGTGCTGATCGTGGTGGATAGGCACTGGGAGAAACGTTTTGAAAACGAGGAGGACGAAGACGATGATAGTGATGAGAGAGGTATTTAAGAGGGACAAGCCCCTTGACAACGGCAGCGGAGCGGTAAGCCTTTGCGTGTTCCATTCAAATGTCAAGTCTGACGAGTGCGGTGCGCTGACAGTAACGCCAACGAGAGATTACTGCCGCAGATGTGCATTCTACAAGACCCGTGAGGATTTCGACAGAGGGCTTGGCAATGCCGCAAGGTCGCTCCGTGAGAAAGGGATTGAACCTGTTAAGAAGATGGACTATGACGGCAGGCAGTATATGAGCGTACAGCCGATAAAGGAGGATAACGATGGATAAGAGATTCACGGACGAGGAAGTCGTAGAGGCGGCACTTTGCTGCACAGCAAATGCTTGCGAAACCTGCCCGTTTATAGTTTTAGGAGCAGGGTTTAAAAAATGTGTCATAAAATTTTCAGAATACATAGCAAACAACACAAAAAACGAGCCTGCACCTGCGGCAACAGGTACAAGCTCGGAGGTATCTGTAAAAGAAGATACCGATAACATACAATTTAATGGTAGCACAAAAGAGCAGATTTGTCAAGCATATGATACCGCAGACAAAGCCTGTGCAGATATACTCGATATCTATGAGGGAATGCCGGCATGTGAGCGTAGAGCCTTTGATATCGGAGAGGCATACGGACAAATATTCAGCACAAGGGATAAGCTTGAAAAGTTGAGAGGCGGTGACAGCAAATGACAATAGATGAATTTAAGCTGAAACAGAATCTGCCTTACGAAGCGAAGGTACGTCACGCAGAGATCAGAGCTTGGGAGTTCTACAACAAAGTGTACGGCGATCTTAACGCTACTTGTCACGTTTCTGTCGGAGGACTTGATAGCATTACACTTCTTGTGTTTCTTCGAAACATAGGCATTGATGTTCCTGCCATAAGTGTGTCTATCTTAGAAGATAGAGGAAACCAAGAGATACATAAGCAGCTGGGTGTTACATCTATAAAGCCATATATGAGCAAAACGCAGGTGCTCAATCAACTTGGCTTTCCGGTCGTGAGCAAAGCCAAAGCCAATAAGATAAGCTATCTGTTGCAACCTAATGCGGACAAACAGACATTTATTCACGCAATTATGACAGGTGATATGGGCGAACAGGGTGGCTTCAAGCACTCCGATCGCATCAAGTTGCAAGATAAGTGGATAAAGCTCTTTGGCGGTAATTATGCGCATATGCGACCTGATCTTGACATACGACCTGTACCAAACTTCAAAGTATCGTCAAAATGTTGCTACTATATGAAGGAAAAGCCTTGCGACGATTGGGCAAAAGAACATAACAGCTATCCATATTTGGGACTTATGGCGTCGGAAGGCGGTCAAAGGGAAATGGCACTAATGAAAAACGGTTGCAACTATTATGGTAAAACTACAACACGAAGCTGTCCGTTTGCTATATTTACGAGGCAAGATCTGTTACAGCTTGCTCTTGACCTTAATGTACCCGTTCCAAGAGCATATGGGGAAATCAAACGCAAAGAAAATGGTGAGCTTTACACTACGAGAGCGCAGCGTACGGGCTGTTCAATGTGCGGCTTTGGTATACATATGGAGCAGCGTCCTCACCGCTTCGATAGACTGCGTGAAGATAATCCCGCTGAATGGGAATACTGGATGAAACGCTGCTGTAAAGGCGAAGACGGCACAATTTATGGCTGGGGACGTGTGCTTGACTTTATAGGTGTTGAATGGAGATAATGAAAGGAGCGAACTAAAATGTCAGTAAAAATAAACTCACTTGAATTTGAGAACGTAAAGAAGATAAAAGCCGTACAGCTTGAGCCTGCAAAGAATGGGCTTACTGTTATCGGCGGTAAGAACAGGCAGGGCAAGACCTCTGTCCTTGACGCTATCGCTTGGGCGCTTGGCGGTGACAAGTATAAGCCGTCCTCTCCTCAGCGTGAGGGGTCTGTTGTCGAGCCGCATTTGAAGATCACCCTCGACAATGGAATCGTGGTGGAGCGTTCGGGTAAGAACAGCTCCCTCAAAGTCACGGACAGCACAGGCAAAAAAGGCGGTCAGCAGCTTTTGAACAGCTTCGTTGAGCAGTTCGCACTTGACCTGCCTAAGTTCATAAATCAATCAAGCAAGGAAAAAGCTTCAACTCTGCTGAAAATAATCGGCGTGGGCGATACGCTCTATCAGCTTGAGCATAAGGAACATTCCCTCTATGACCAGCGTACCGCTATCGGCAGGATAGCTGACCAGAAGTCTAAGTTCGCAAAGGAAATGCCCGTGTATGCAAACGTCCCTGCCGAGCCTGTTTCGGCTTCGGAGCTTATCAGACAGCAGCAGGATATACTTGCTCGCAACGGCGAAAATCAGCGTAAGCGTGACCAGAAAGAATACTACGAAAAGCAGTTGGAGATTGCTAAGTCTGCCTATGAGCGTGCAAAAGCAAGCTATGAAGCGGCAGCGAACAACTTCAAGCTTGCAAGCCTTGACGCACAAGACCTTGTGGACGAAAGCACAGCGGAGCTTGAAAAGAACATCTCCGACATCGAGGAGCTGAACAAGAAGATAAGAGCAAACCTCGACAGGGAGAAAGCTGAGATAGACGCTGAGGACTACCGTTCACAGTATACATATCTCACTGAGCAGATAGAGGACGTAAGGCAGGCTAAAACCGACCTGCTGGGCAGTGCCGACCTGCCCCTTGAGGGCCTTTCCGTTGAGGACGGAGAGCTGCTGTATAACGGGCATAAGTGGGACAGTATAAGCGGAGCAGAACAGCTTATCGTCGCTACCTCTATTGTGAGAAAGCTCAACCCTGACTGCGGTTTTGTCCTGCTGGACAAGCTTGAACAAATGGATACCGACACCCTTGATGGCTTCGGCAAGTGGCTTGAAGCACAGGGCTTGCAGGCGATAGCCACAAGAGTTTCTACAGGTGACGAATGCAGTATCATTATCGAGGACGGCAGGTCAATGGACAATGATAAGGAAGAAAACACAGAAACGAAAACTTGGAAAGCAGGTGCATTTTAATGTATGAGATAACATCAGGAGTTGTAAGCTCCGCACAGAAAGTCGTGATATATGGTCCTGAGGGCATAGGCAAATCCACCTTTGCGGCTCAGTTCCCCGACCCTGTATTTATTGATACTGAGGGCAGTACAAAGAAGCTGAACATCAGACGTTTTCCTAAGCCGTCAAGCTGGGAAATGCTCAAAAATGAGGTAAAGGAAGCTATGAACGGCAGGCTCTGCAAGACCCTTGTCATTGATACATTTGACTGGGCTGAACAGCTTTGCATTGAAACGATCTGCTCGGCACATCAGAAGAAAGGCATTGAAGATTTCGGCTACGGCAACGGCTACGTCTACGAGAAAGAGGAGATAGGCAAGTTTCTTAATCTCTTGCAGGAGGTAGTTGACAGCGGTATCAACGTTGTGCTTACGGCTCACGCTCAGATGAGAAAGTTTGAACAGCCTGACGAGCTTGGTGCTTATGACCGTTGGGAGTTAAAGCTCGGCAAGAAAACTTCTTCTCAGATATCGCCTCTTGTGAAAGAATGGGCTGATATGGTGCTGTTTGCAAACTACAAAACATATGCAGTAGCTGTGGATAAGGACGGCAAAAAGTTCAAGGCTCAGGGCGGCGACCGTGTTATGTACACCACACATCACCCTTGCTGGGACGCCAAAAATCGTGACGGACTTCCGTCTGAAATGCCTTTTGAATATAGTGGTATAGCTCATCTGTTTGTGTATACACAGCCTGCTGAAATGCCTAAGCCTGTGACGATGCCAAGACGTGTGCAGGAGCAGCTTGCACAGCCGAAAGCAGCACCGCAGCCCCCTCATAAGACATCAAACGCAGTGACATTGCAGCAGGCTCAGCCGACAGCTGCACCAAAGGCAGAAGAACCCCTTACTGATCTCAGCGGCTTTGAGGACGTTGCACCGCCGCCTATCGTTATCCCTGAGGGCATACCGAAAGCGCTTGCAGACCTTATGAGAGCCAACAACGTAAGCGAATCGGATATACGTCTTGTGGTATCTCAAAGAAACTATTTTCCTTATGATACTCCTATCACAAACTATCCTGACGACTTTGTGCAGGGCTGTCTGATAGGCGCTTGGGAGCAAATGCTGCCGCTTATCAGAGAAAATCAGAAAGTACCATTTTAACAGGAGGACAACACTATGGATAATTTTATGGAATACGGCTGGGAAGATGAGATAGTCAACGAGGGTGGGGACTTTGTCCTGCTCCCTGAGGGGGACTATGACTTCACCGTTGCAAAGTACGAACGTGCAAGACACGAGGGGTCGGCGAAAGTGCCGCCCTGCAATATGGCAAAGGTCACATTCACCATTTGGGGTGCAGAGGACAGCGTGGAGATAACAGAGAACTTCTTCCTTTGCAACAAGTTTGAGTGGAAGCTCTCAGCACTTTTCCTGGCTCTCGGGCTAAAAAAGCATGGCGAGCCGCTGAAAATGAACTGGAACGCTATCACAGGCAAAAAGGGCAAGTGTCACGTCTACGTTGACAACTACAAGAACAAGGACGGCGAGGACAGGCAGTCCAACAAGATTAAAAAGCTCTATGCCTATGACGAGAATGTGACTACCGTTCAGCCTGCTCAGACGCAGACACCACAGTATAGTCAGCCTGCTCAGACAGGTGGCTGGAAAGCCGGTGCGTTCTGATGATGAATTTAAGACCATATCAAAACGAGGCTAAACTTGCTATACTCGAACAATGGTCTGAGGGAATAAACAAAGTCCTTGCAGTTCTGCCCACAGGAACGGGAAAGACAATACTTTTTTCGGCTGTTACGGAAGAATGTGTGCGGCAGGGTAAGCGTGTGCTTATCCTTGCCCACAGGGGCGAGCTGCTCGACCAGGCGGCGGACAAGCTTATGAAGTCAACAGGGCTTGGCTGTGCCACCGAAAAAGCAGAGCAAAGCTGTTTAGGCTCTTGGTATCGTGTAGTAGTAGGCTCGGTTCAGACCCTTATGCGTGAGAAAAGGCTCAAAGGCTTTTCGGAAAATTACTTCAATACCATAATAATTGACGAGGCTCATCACGCTATCTCAGACGGCTATCAGAGAGTGCTTGACCATTTTCCTGAAGCTCAGGTGCTTGGCGTAACGGCTACACCTGACAGGGGCGATATGAAGAACTTAGGCTCGGTGTTCGACAGCCTTGCATATGAATACACCCTGCCGCAGGCTATCAAAGAGGGCTATCTTTCACCTATCAAGGCTATCACCATACCGCTGAAACTTGACCTTTCAGGAGTATCAACTCAGGCAGGAGATTTCAAGGCAAGTGATATCGACACGGCACTTGACCCTTATCTTTATCAGATAGCTGATGAAATGCTCAAATACTGTAAGGAACGCAAGACAGTTGTGTTCCTGCCGCTTGTCAAGACCTCTCAGAAGTTCCGTGATATCCTTATCAGCAAAGGGTTCAACGCCGCTGAGGTCAACGGAGAAAGCACAGACAGAGCGGAGATACTTGAAGCTTTCGACAAAGGCGAATACAACGTGCTGTGCAACTCAATGCTCCTCACAGAGGGCTGGGACTGTCCGTCAGTTGACTGCGTTATCGTGCTAAGACCAACAAAAGTGCGTGGACTTTACTGTCAAATGGTAGGCAGAGGCACAAGACTTTGCGAGGGAAAGACAGAGCTTTTACTGCTCGACTTTCTGTGGCACACAGAACGCCACGAGCTTTGCAGACCTGCACACCTTATCTGTCAGAATGAAGAGGTCGCTGAGAAAATGACCGAAAACCTTGCCAATGAGGCAGGCTGTGCAGTAGATATCGAAGAGGCAGAAAAACAGGCAAGCGAGGACGTTGTGGCACAGCGTGAAGAGTCTTTGGCAAAGCAGCTCAAAGAAATGAAAACACGCAAGCGAAAGCTCGTTGACCCTTTACAGTATGAAATGTCAATACAGGCTGAGGACTTGTCCTCTTATGTTCCTGCTTTTGGCTGGGAGTGTGCTCCTGCTACCGACAAGCAGAAGGCAAGGCTTGAAAAGTTGGGCATTTTCCCTGACGATATAGACAACGCAGGCAAGGCAAAGCTTATCCTTGACCGCCTTGAAAAGCGCCGCAATGCAGGACTTACCACTCCAAAGCAGATAAGGCTGCTTGAAAGCAAGGGCTTTGAACACGTTGGCTCTTGGAGCTTTGACAGCGCAAGCAAGATGATAGCCCGTATCTCTGCCAACGGCTGGAGAGTGCCGAGAGATATCGACCCGAAAACATACACACCTGAGAACTAAGGAGAAGTGAATGGATAACACAAATTTGCTTAAAATGCTTGAATACATAGACCCTGCAAGCTGTGATTATCAAGAATGGGTCAATGTGGGAATGGCTCTCAAGCACGAGGGCTATTCCGTGAACGATTGGGACAGTTGGTCAAGGTCAGACAGCCGTTATCACAGCGGTGAGTGTGAACGCAAGTGGCAAGGCTTTAACGGCAATGCTCAGCCCGTGACCGCAGGAACTATCGTGCAAATGGCAAAGGAAAGAGGATACAGCCCCCATGAGTTTAAGGCATACGATTGGGACGGCGAGATAGTTGCAGAAGAAAGCAGTCCCCTTGTAAACGGCGGTGAGGGCATACCGATCACCGAGCCTGCCCAATGGGATCCTGTCAAGGAGATAGTCACCTATCTTGAGACACTCTTTGAGGCAGGAGAGAACGTGGGCTATGTTACGCAAACGTGGGAAACAGAAAAGGACGGCAAGACCAGGTATCTGCCCACCAAGGGGTGCTGTGACAGGACGGCAGGGGAGCTTATCAAGAGGCTTGGCGAATGTAACGGCGACATTGGTGCGGTGTTTGGCGACTACAAGGAAGAAGCCGGAGCGTGGATCCGCTTCAATCCTCTTGACGGCAAGGGCGTAAAGAATGAGAATGTAACAGACTACCGCTATGCTCTTGTTGAAAGCGACAGTATGCCTATAGAACAGCAGAACGCTGTGATGAGAGAGCTTGAACTTCCTATCGCTGTGCTTGTATACAGCGGTGGAAAGAGCGTTCACGCTATCGTCAAGATAGACGCTCCAAACTATGATGAATATCGCAGGCGTGTTGATTTTCTTTACAAGGTCTGCAAAGAAAGCGGTCTTGACATAGATAAACAAAACCGCAATCCCTCACGTCTTAGCCGTATGCCTGGCGTAATGAGGAACGGCAAGAAACAGTTCATCATTGACAAGAACATAGGCAAAGAAAGCTTTTCAGAATGGAAAGATTACATAGAGAGTATCAATGATGATCTCCCCGACCCTGAGAGCCTGAGTGCTGAGTGGGATAACCTGCCTGAGCTTGCACCACCACTTATTGACGGCGTTCTCAGACAGGGTCACAAAATGCTCATTGCAGGTCCGTCAAAGGCAGGCAAGTCTTATGCACTTATAGAGATGTGCGTGGCGATAGCTGAGGGGGTCAAGTGGTTTGGCTGGCAATGCACCAAAGGAAAGATACTATACGTCAACCTAGAGCTTGACAGAGCATCTTGTCTGCACCGTTTCAAGGACGTGTACACCGCAATGCACCTAGAACCTGATAACCTCAACAGCATAGACATATGGAACTTGCGAGGTCACAGCGTACCAATGGACAAGCTTGCACCAAAGCTTATACGCCGAGCAAGCAAGAAGAATTACATTGCCGTGATAATAGACCCTATCTACAAGGTCATAACAGGTGACGAGAACTCAGCAGACCAAATGGCTCACTTTTGCAACCAGTTTGACAAGGTATGCACAGAGCTTGGCTGTGCGGTCATATACTGCCACCACCACTCAAAGGGCGCACAAGGCGGTAAGCGTTCAATGGATAGAGCCAGCGGTTCAGGAGTATTCGCCCGTGACCCTGACGCACTTCTTGACCTTTCAGAGCTTGACATTTCAGACAGCCTTTACAAACAGCAGGAGGACGAAACTGTTTGCCGTATCTGTGAGGACTGGATGAGGAGATTTTACAGAAATACTGATGATCTTTGTTCACAGGACGATCTTGTTACGCCGTCAAAAATGCTTGAGATAACACACAAGCACCTGCACCCGAACTCGTACAAGCTTATGATGGCCGACATAGACAAGGCTAAGCTTGCGGTAAGAAGCCGCACGGCATGGCGTATAGAGGGCACGCTGAGAGAGTTCCCGAAATTTGCTCCCCTCAATATGTGGTTTGATTATCCTGTTCACAGAGAGGATACTGTGGGCGTGCTTAAAGACTGCGAGGTAGAGGACATCTCACCGAATTGGAAAAAGAATTTCAGCAAGAAGAAGACCAATGAAGACCGCAGCAAGGAGCGCAAGGAGAGCATTGAAACAGCTTTCAGCGGTGTGCAGGAGAACGGCAAGTGCCGCATTTCTGAGCTGGCGGAGTACATAGGAAAGAGCGAAAAGACCGTTGGAAGATACCTCAAAGAGCATGGTGGCTTTTGGATAGAAGAGGGAGAATGTGGCTTAAAAGCTCAGTAGACAGACAAGACAAAATCGAATTTTTGAACTTTAGACAGACAGGAAAAAATCGAAAAAGTGTCAGGACAAAATCGAGCTTTTTTCTTGTCAGACAATATCGAAAATTACCGAGTTTGTCGGACGGACAGACAAATCTATTATTATAAACAATACTTTTTGTCGGGGGCTTAAACTCGCCCCGACGAAAAAGTAGTTTGAATAATGACGCGCGAGGAGGAACACACGCAGATGAGAGCAACAAGAAGTAAGGCAAGGCAAGACGTTGTTAATGCAGCTAAGAAAATGCCACCGCTTTTTCATAAGCTGCCGAACGAAGATTTTGACTTTCGTAAGGCACGCACACTCTGGTGGCTCGTGAAACAGCCGCAGGTACTCAAATACATTTGGGATATGGTCAAACAGTCGGGAGCATTGGTGTATGATGACAAGTCACACAAGTGGCACGGAGTAGATTTCAAATGCGAGGAGGAAGATGATGACTGAATTTTTTATGGCGATGATACCGCCAACGGCTACGGCGCAGGAACACAAGGTGACTGTGAGAAATGGCAAGCCGATATTTTATGACCCACCCGATGTCAAGGCGGCAAAAGAAAAGCTCACGGCAAACCTTGCAAGGCACAGACCGCCTGAAAAGTACATCTGTGGGATACGGCTCATAACAAAGTGGCTGTTTCCTAATGACGGCAAGCACAAGGACGGAGAGTACAAGACCAGCAAGCCTGACACAGACAACCTGCAGAAGATGTTCAAGGACTGTATGACAAAGCTTGATTTCTGGACAGACGACCAGCTTGTGGCGAGCGAGATATGCGAGAAGTTTTGGGCGGACATACCTGGCATTTATGTGAGGATAGAGGAGCTATGACGATACACGAAGTAAAGAAAAGTCTCGGACGCAGGGTGAGCTACAACGGCTCTGATTGCTACGAACTGACAGGGTGCATTATCCGCAAGAGCAGTAAGACAGGTCAGTTCTTCTATCAGGCAGAGATCGCTGACAAGACTTGTGGCAATACGTTGGTGTATTGTAGGCTGGAAGAGTTGAGGTGTGAGGAGGCAAAAGAATGAAAACACATAATCTGAAACTTAGCATAGAATTCTGTGACGCTGTTCTGAGCGGTGAGAAAACTTTTGAGGTCAGAAAGAATGACAGGGGTTTTCAGACGGGAGATCTGATAAAATTTATACCGACTGACGGAACGTCTTATCGTAGCTCAGACGGCACAGTAAGAGAACATGCAAAACATGAGATATCAGGACATACATACAAGATAACATATATCCTCAACGGCTGGGGAATAAAGAATGGGTATGTTGTGCTGGGAATAAGGGAGGAATAAGAATGAAACGTTCAGAGTTAGAAAAATATTTAGGTCAGAAAGTTGAGATAAAACTTTTTAACGGTGATATCTTAAAGGGGATCCTGCATAAGACAGGCGAAGAACAATTCAAGGATAACCTTAGCTTGTACTTACCTCAAAAACGTTATTTTATGACTGATGATGTTGGGTCTTGCATAAGTTGTATGTTTAGAAGTTCCCACGTTGTTTTAATTAGGGAGATAAGCGATGTCGAGATGTGATACCTGCATACACAAGCGCTCCTGCATTGACGGCACAAATTACAGATATGCAGCTAGGTGTAAGAGATACAGAGAGGAGAGATCCTATGGAAAGAAACGACCCAATGACCATGTCACGCTTGAAAGCCTACCGCAGGAACGCCTCAGCCATTGAGGACATCAAGACAGAGCTTTCAGGCAAGTACGTTGCCGACAGTATCAGCGTATGCACTCCGCCGTCTTACACACCACACAGCACACGCATAGACGGCTTTCTGCCAAGTGGTGATACACTTTCATTGCTGTGCGAACAGGCACGGCTAGAGCGTGAGCAGAGGACTGTTGAGGAGTTTATCAAGGGAATAGGAGATAGACAGATGAGAAAGATATTTGTACTCAGGTTTGTAAAAGGATTGACTTGGATACAGATAGGACACAGGGTCGGAGGTACAGCGGACGGCTGTAGAATGGCGGTCAAAAGATTTTTGCAAAATGCTTAAACTTGTTCGCTCTGTTCGTTTTACCTATGTTATAATTTAAACTGAGGAAAGTGTAGATGTACCTCAGACTTGTACTTTCATGAAGTCACCTCCAATTTTCTAAGCCCCGTAAGGGGCTATGCAGAGCGTGAGTGCATGAGCTTGCGGTCTGTTCCATACGGTCAGTTGGTTGCCCGGAAAAGCCAACACATAATATTTGAACCGCCGCCAAGCTTTCGGGCTTCGGGCGGTGTATGCAGGTCGAGAGCGAGCCACCGCTCAGATCTGCTCCACCATTTACAAAACTCCTTAAAATATTTTCACAAGGGCGGCTGCATTTTGCGGTCGCTTTTGTGTTGTGTCGCAAAAAGTTCATAAATGTCGAAAACTTGAAATATTGCATAAAATAAGCAAAATGATTTTGTGCAGTAGGGAGAACTTTTGTTTATAGCCTTGATGTTTTGTGCTTTATATGCTAATATATAGAAAATAAACAAAAGGAGGTTCTAAAATGGAACTTAGCAAAAAAGACAGAATAATACTTTTCAATCAGTATGAGATACTTAAACGCCTTGATACTGATAACGCTGAACAATATGAGATATATCAAGATATTCTTGCACAGGGATTTGAGTATAATTATGAAGAGATCGGTCCAGCGTTATGTGAAGTCCCGTATTCAGTTTCAGAAAAAGTATATGAGATATTAGAGATGTTAAGGTGCATGACCTTTTCTTTTGACAATCTTGAAGATGTGACAGGTCTAGATCGTGAAGACTATATATTTAGAGGCTTTGACGGAAATGATAATGAAGAAGCAAAGTATTATGAATATGCAGAATGGCTTATAAAATCTAATGGCAAGTATCAGGAATTTAAAGATTGTGAATTTAACAGCCACAGTAAAATCCTGCCAGAGTATAAAGGAATGCTTGAGAGATTTGGTAAACTTGCTAAGACCAGAACAAATGGTATTCATTCAGCGGATTTGTCTGCTGATGAATTAAATTATATCATTGACAAAAAATAA